AACACCGCCCACGTGGTTGCCTTTGGCACCAGCCTCGTTCAGATCGAGAAGGCTGGCATCACCGGTTCCGGCGTTTCTACCACTTCTGCTCAGAATTCCTTCGTTCGCGCCCTCCTCGCTATCTACGCGGGTGCCCAGCGTGTTGCTGCGGTTGGTGACGACCTCGTCGCCGATTTCATGACCGTGGAGGCATCCGCCGCGACGGGTGTTCGTTCCAAGGGCGTCACCTCGGCACCTCCCGAGGGCCCGGTTTCTTTCACGAGCCACGAGTTCACTTTCGATGGTTCCCGTTGGCATGCTCGCTTCCTCAATCTCACGAAGATGCTTGCTCGCCTTGCGCTTACCTTCCCCGATCCGAACCTCCCCCCCTCATACGAAGCCCTTGCGGGCTGCTTGTTTGCTTTGCGTCACAGTGATGCGGAGAGAACGCAGTTCAACGCAATGTGTGAGGAGATGGGTTGGAGTCTTGATGGGGTTATCCCGATGAATTTGGACCCCGAAGCCGATCTGTGAGTACCTTTGGACCCCCAGCCTTTTGCAAGGTGAAAGACCTCCTCAGTGGGGGCCTGGGCACCAACGCGAGCAAGATAGCTCGTTCTTCCGCGTTAGTTTTACAACGCACATATACCCAAAACCGTGACTCGTCACGCTATAAACACGTCTCTCTTGTTGAGTTTCATCTCCCGAATTCATGCCGCGTGCCAAGAATGGGCAGTTTCGCAGGCCCTCGGCGCAGCAACAGCGCGCCCAGGCGAAGGCCAGGGCTCAGCGTCCCAAATATTCCACCGCTTCCCGTGCTTGGCAGCAGAGCGTTGCAGCTCCTCCTGCCAAGCCATTTGGCTCCCGGAAATCCGCGAAGAAATACAGTGTGAAGTCGATGTGTCGTGCACTCAATGCGAGGCTCCCCGCTCACCTCGGTCTTCCGAGAGCAGTGGGTAACTACACGGTTGTTCGCACAACGACTCTCCACTCCTCTTCCGCCCGGTTCATCATGTTTGCCCCCTTCTTGAGCCGCAATCCTTCGTCCGCAGACATCCCAATTTGGCTTTCCATGTGTGGTGTTGAGGACGTCAACTCTGCAGGCGCCGTGAATGCGGCCGGCAACACGCGGGCGATTGCGATGCCTTTTCCGGGTGTCACCCCTTCTACCACGCACAACGCTCTCAGTATTGTGCCTGCTGCTCTGACCGTCCAGGTTATGAATCCTTCAGCCGTCTCTGCTGCAGGTGGAATCTTTGCGATGGGCCGATGCAACCAACAGTGGGACATTGGTGGAAACACCGAGACCTACAACACCATAATTGAGCGCTTCATCTCCTTCTTTTCCCCGCGCCTTATGAGCGGTGGCAAACTTGCTTTCCGCGGCGTTGCGGCTGATTCGTACCCTCTTGACATGACAGAGTACTCCACCTTTGCGTCGGTTGCACCTGCTCCTGGCACTCACGGCGTCGACCCGTTTCAGTGGACTGACAACATTG